TCCACTCTCAACACAAGCACAACAAAAACTAAGCCGCAAACAAATCAGCCTGCGCCCTTGCCGCCGCTTCGCGGTCGGCTTCTTTCAGAATGTATCGGATATTTCGTGTTGACAGCTTATGCGCCAACACCAGCTCGCGCACAATAAACAAATCGCTCAAACCTTCTGCGCTCATCGCATCATATTGGCGGCGGATAAATCGGTTGCGAAGTTCGCGCATCGCATCCCAGCAGCGCGGAATCGCCAAGAAAGGCTGCCCGACATAAGCACGCTCCAACCGTCCCGCCGCTTCTTCGCCGATGTCCTCGACCAGTTGCTCGTGTAAGATACGGCTCTGGCGCGTATTGCGGCGGCGATTGGAAATCGGATAATTCGTCCCACCCCAAACCTTAACCATGTGAAACGTCGCCTCCAGCCCGATAACCGTAATCAGCGCCACCACACTGTGCGGCAGCAGATGTTCCACATCCTTGAAATCCTGCTCCGTCATCTCCCACTTTAAGCTCATCCCGTTTTCTCCTTTTTCTTGCGGTTCGCACTAATCTGCAACGCCGCCACCAACTTGTGCATATTGCCGTCGGACAACCATTCCACGCGGTCAACCTTAAACATCTTTTTCGCCGTACCGTGCGCATAATTCCAAGACCAGCCGTTATCCAGCAGCAGGGCTTCGATTTTGCGCATCATCGGATCGGCAGACTCGCGGCGGTTCGGCCGTTGTCCTGCCGTCTTTTTCGGCGCAAACCCATGTTGGCGCAAATCCTCGACCACGCGCTCCAGCTCAGGGATACTGCACTCGGTACACGACCGCTTGCCCGTCACACGCTCCAAGACCGCGCGATACGTCGCATCATCCAAACCAAGCTCTTTTTGAGCGATTTTAATTGTCGCAATCAACGCACGGCGCATCTTGAACCCCTAAAACACAATATATTGATTAATTAACGCATATTATACAGATAAAATACTATATGTTGTAGCAAGCCACTGTTTTTTTTGCGAAACTGACAGACACAAAAAAGGCCGTCTGAAACAGGTTTTAAACCCTATTTCAGACGGCTTTTAATCAAGCTTTAAAAGTCAAAAAAAGATAAAATCAACGAAAGAGAAAACCAAACTGCCCCGACGCAGTAATAAATAAAGGCTTTTTTTCGGGCGCGTATAGCTTCTTTTTCTCCTTCTTTCACTTTTTCCCACACGCGAAGAGCAGTTTCCAATTTGCGGTTGGCGTTTTCGACTTGAGCGTGAATGTAAAAGGAATCGCGTGCGGCAGTTCTTAAAACTTCCAGCTCATCGGTATTTAAATTTCCGTTTTCCATCACATCAACTCCTGATTATGCGGTTCAACGCTGAAAAACTCCTTACCCTGCACAATCTTAATGCCCGGCACAGGGTTGTCGGCGAAAAACTCAGGTTCGTTTAATACCGCGTCTTTATTGACTTCTTTTTTCACGCGGATAAAGCGTTCCAAGTCGGGCTTGGACTCCAATAAAGCCAGCACCGCATCAACACCGCTGACGCTGCATTTTGGCGGGTTGTTTCGCCAACGGATAATGCCTGTCGTCAGGTCGGCAAATTTGACCTTGCCGCCATCTGTCAGCGCATCGCGGTTTGCTTCACTCCATGCCTGTACACCTGCATGGATGGCATTGATTTCTGCCATCAGGGGCGCAACACGTTCGTCTGCCTGTTTTTGCAGCTCTGCCACATTATCATTGTGGTCAGCTTGGATACGCTCGATTTCACGCTGTAAATCACCCATGCGCTTGATTTGTACCGACGCGTCCGCGCGGTCTTGGATGCCCACAGTCAGGGCTTCAGTTTTGGTTTTTTTAGTTTTAGCCATTTTCTTTATCCTTTCTTAGTTTACTTTTCGGTCTGCATCTCTCAACTGTCTTGCCAGTTGCAATGCTTTTAAATTCGCGACGGCTGCCTTCATAAATCCTTCCGCATCTCGGGCGGCATCGCTGCTTACGCTGGCTAAAAACTCCCTTGTCAACGCAGCCATCAGTTCAGGGGGTTGAGCCTTGCCATTTATATTGATATCAGGCAACTCGACACGGCACTTCCCATTTTCCGAAATAATTTTAAAAACATACTCTTTCATTTCACTTACCTTTCTTGTTTAAAACATCTTTCACTTCCGCCATTTTCAGACGACCTTTTCCTTTGTCCGGCGCGGGCTTTGCCAGCATCGCCCTGGGTATCAACCGTGGCGGCAGGTTTCGGAGCAGTTCGGCGGGTTGCGGCCATGTTTCCGCCGCCTGCAACACCTTAAACCCTGTCTGAATCCGTATCGGGTCATACTCCGGCGAGACGATTTCTTTTTGCTCCATCAGTTTCCGATACCAAATTTCCGCGACTACCGGCATATCCTGCGCTGCGGGGCGGTTGGGCAGATTCAGCGCGGCGAGCAATGCAAATCCTGTCGCGAGTTCCTGTTTCGCCCAATCATCCCCCGCCCATACTCCCAAGGCTGCCACACCTTGCCGCAGTTTTGACGGCGCGCCGCCTTCGCCCACTCTCCCTATTGGAGAGGACTGGGGAGAGGGCAACCCCGAACCCTGCCACTGGCTGACAATCTCCAGCAAATAACCATGCGACTTTAAGGGCAGTTTCAGACGACCTTGATCGCGGGCGTTGACGGTTTCATTAAAGCCGTGCAGCCAAGCCTCGGCGGGAGCGGGGGAGGACACCCCGTCGCGCTCCGCCGTCTGCGCTTTCATCATCGGCAGCAGTTCGTTCAAGAGCTTCGCCGTGCGAGACCAAGAGAGCTGCGACTTGGCGGGGCGGAACAAGCCGACATACCGTATCGCCGCCTTGCCCAATTCCGCATCCATCTCTAACACAGCCCGCAATACAGCCGATGCGTCGGCATCGTTGATTAAGCTGTCTAGGCTATGCACCGCTCCGCAGTTCGGGCATTTGATGTTCATGACTCACTCTCCCATAATGTTCGACGTTCAACCGTCTTAACGGTCTTGACGACTTTCCGTTCCCATCTTCCGCAGTGTCGGCATTTGCGTGTTTGTTTATTGGCATAAATCCATTTGTGATGCCATTCAGTTAATGCACACCCTCCGACACGTTCATATTCATCCCATTTGACTTCGGCAACTACCTCTGTTTCAGGGGTCTTAACAAAACAAAATGTCTCAACTTTTTCGGAGCCGTAACAAATCCTGCTGCCAATAAAGTCTCCAAGACCGTCTTCAATAAACCAGCCGATATACCAGCCGAACCCATCTTTAAACTTAACAATTCGCGGATAAGCTCCTAAAGCTTCACGCAACTTGGATTTTTTCTTCAAAAATCGGAAAATATAGCCAATGTATTTAGGGTCTTTTTTGGGATTGAATTTTTCGATGTTCATGTCCGCTCCTTTATTTAACCACCCCAAGAATCGCCAAAAACGCCACAAGGACAACAACCAACCCAAAAAACATACCGCAGGCATCCAAAACAACAGCTTTAGTCTGCTGCTTAAACCAGTTTTCAATCAGGCTCATCAGTGCCAAAACCACCAGTGCCAAACCAATCAGCCCGCATATCAATAGATAAATCATCATTCCGGTAGTCATCGCATTTCCTCCCAAGCTTCTATTGCCATTGTCAGCGTCGCCGCCTCCGCCGTTTTCCAAATCCCGTCCGGCGCGCGGGCGGCGATCACGAAACCCTCGCCGTCCTTTTTCATGACCATGAGTTCCCCACGGTCTTCCAGCCATTCGATTAAATCTTTTTCGTTCATTTCCGCTCTCCAATTTGTTTAATGCCTTCCTTACCATTCATCGCATGGTGTAGCTGCACCTTTTTACCTGCTTCATTACCAAGCATTAATGCCTCAAGTGCCACACTAGTCCCTTCCAGTTCTGACGATTTCGCGTCTCTTGTTGCCGCTATTGGCATACCCTTATGTTCTTTTTCGGTATATCCATCCATAACAGTCTTTTCTTCGTCAGACATTTCAAATTTCTTGACCTTGTTCCAAGCACCTGCCAACCATCCTTCGCAGAATTGGTCGGCAAGATAAGTCCGATTCGCAGGCTTTCTTGCTTGGCAGGCTTTTAAAAATTCACGGCGGGCCACGGAAATCTGTCGATAGACCACATCAAAGGTATAGGCTGCGATTTCGGCTCGATTACCCAAGCCGTAAAACATCATCGTTTTCCCGCGCTTGTAAGATTCGCAACCAAATATATCTGCAACCATTTTTGCAACTTCCCATTGCCAACTTGCTAATTTAAAAGCCATTTGCCGATCACATCCTTTTTCGGAGACTTCCGATAAGGCAACATCAACAGCGTCAACTTCATATTTTTTCATCAGTGCCTGTGCCTGTTTCATCGCCTGCGCCGCTTCGTGCTCATTTGCCGATTTGCTCAAAGCCAAACACTTTTTGATTTTTTCCAAAACTGCCTGCTTATCCATTTTTCATTTCCTTTTCTTCTTTCAGACGACCTTTGCCGCCCGTTTCAAACTGCGCCTGATATTCCGCGATTGCCTGCTCGCGGTTTCGCTTCACCATAAACTTCGTCGCGCGGCGGCGGTGTTGTCCCCATGCCTGCCAATCGCTGTTCCGTCTTTTAAAGCTCATTTCACACGCTCCCTAAATTTCAAAGC